GTTTGGCTGTCCTGTATCTGGTACTTTGAATGGCTCTATTCGTGCTACCAAATCAAGTCCAGTAACTGGTCCAGGCCATGGCATTGCTAGTGGTGGCTCTGGTTCTGAAAAATATTGTATAGTTGCCCTTTTAGCTTCCTCATGTGAAACTCCACGGGACCGTAAATTTTCATACATTGCAAATGTGTCTTGTGTTACAGTCTCTACCATAAATCCAGGTCGGTAGTTTGCATCAGTCTTTGTATGTGTAGGATCCACTTTTGTACTCATTTTTTGAGGTTGTCCAACTTCAAAGAGATCACATGTGTCTTTAGCTTTAATCTGACCCTTTACTAATTCACACAGACCACCTGCAACAAAGTGTTTGCAGTTTCCGCATAACCTAGTATCTTGGCTCTTTGACATTTCTCTTCAGCTGTGAGTCAAGAATTTCTTTCCATAAATTATTATTCATATGATTCTGTGTTCCACCAATGTTTTTTCTTGTCTTTTCAATTTTGGGCTCTACCTTGTTTTTCTTTATTGGGGGATTAAAAAAAGGAACTTGTCTGTTTGCATTTACTTTTTCTTGTATTATTTCCTTACCAATAGATGCATTGCATACGGCCCAAGGATTATCCACTCCTCCTTTAGCTTTAACATCAGATACACATCTATCTAATTTTTCTGGCAATAGTAGTTTTTGTGCTTTTAGATTAAAGGTATTTTGTGATTAATCCCACATCTTTTGCATCTGATTTTTATATCTTGCAAACTTTTGATGCCATCTTGGTTCATATTCAAAATGCGGATACGGCATCCAGTCTTTGTCAGGTGTTTTAACTACATACCAGTTAGAGTTAGTTGGTGTTGCAGCTGTACTTGAAAAAGAGATACCATCACTAGTTGATGCTGTAGTATTCAACCAAGTAAAATTATTTGGGTTGAATCTACTAGTATCATCAAAATTCATTCATAATCTCTCCCATAATTCCAGTCTTGGCTTTGATTACTTCTTTTGTAATTAGTTGGAACAAACGGATTTCCCCCTCCACGAATATCTCTTGCCATAGAGTCATAAATTGGATTATCCATGGGTGGTGAGCCAGCATTTTGATTGTTAAATTGTGGTCCAATCTCACCACCTCCCATGTCCCCTGAATATGGCAGTCCTGAAGATGTTGCAGGTTGTTGCATATTATTTAATGCCATATTACCTTGAGGGTCATTATACATGTCCCCTATTGAAACTAGAGAGTTTTCATCTACTGGCAGTCCTGCTTGCTCAAAGAGTTTTAGTACCTGTCGTGGGTCTTTTGGTATTGGTGATTTCATATACAATTCTATTAATTTTATCATATCCTCAATAGGAATGTCTCTCTTTTCTACCTGTCCAAAGTTTAATGAAAAATCACAGTTACTCCAAGGAACTGGAATCATTCCACCATAGTATGATGCATCAAAGTAGGGATTACTCTCATACCAAGGCTTGAAGAGTTTCTCTTCTAGTTGTTCTTTAACTGAAATTGGAAATGCAGTGAGTCCTACTTCATCAAGTATTGAAGCACGTTCAGCATTGGCATAACTGGCTGTGCTCTCACCTGCTTGTTTTCCTCTAAAGTCATTTAGTGCTTTGAATAATGGTCCTTGAGTCATATCTGCAAATTGTTCAGGATTGAAATTTCGAGCTTGGGAACCTAGTTCTTTTACCTCAACGTTTGTTCCAGAAATAACATCTTGCCCAATTTGAGCTTGCTCTATGTTTGCTTGCAGCTCTGCTCTTTGATCAGCTGATGCACCATCTGCAATCCAAACATTTCGAGTAATGTAACGCTGCTCTGCCATCTGCATCTGAAATTGTGTTGCATATTTTCTGTCAAGCATTGATGGTAGTTGAACATCAATTGAATCATCCATGGATAAAGGCATTGTAAATTCTCTAGTTGATGTAACTGATACTCCAAATCCTGTACCAAATGGTGATGCGTTAACTGGATTCCATTTGAAATGAATTACCTCACCTGGATTGTGATACCCTTGATATTCTGCCCCTCTGAATTCTAATTTGTATGGCTGTCTCTGCCTATCGACCCATATTCTCACAAATGATGAAATTGGGATATGCATAAGATCATCTGCACTTTGTATGTTTCTAATTCCCATCCGAGGTTTCCAGACAGAGTTACCATACCAAAGCAACTCTTTTACTAGTATAGTATCAAATGTATCAAACTGCAATCCCTTTGCAAACTTTTCCATGTACTCTATGAATTGCTCATTCATTCCCTTCAGATAGTGCTGACCTCCAGTAACTTTGGATGTCAAATCATTAATTGCAAGCTGTACATCCTCATCTTGTTGTAATGCAACAGCTTGAACATCAAATCTCACGCTAGGTACAAAAAAAGTTTTTGACGTATACCCTTCACGAGAATATGCACCTACTGTCGAAATTTCAGGACCCCAAACTGGTTGGGATAATCCCCCTGGCACCATTTCAGATAGTAGTGAACTATTCATTGTGTTTTTTAACTGATTTAGATTAATAGAGTTGGTATGATGTTTTGGCGTATATGGTTCATCAGAAATAATCTTTGCTAAACCGTTTCGTAGTCTGGTACCAAATCCCATATCACAAAATCATCTCCCTGAATTAAAGGTATTAAGGCGAGCCAAAGTTTACTTGAAATATACCAGTAGAACGGTCATACACTTCGACTCTGTTGTTTAGTGTATTGCAAACACAAAGATAGTCTGTTATATCAAGAAATCCCGTTGCATGTTCAGGCCAATATAATTGACCATCTCCAGTTCCAGCTGTTCCAAAAAAGTCTGAAATGTTTCCATTCTCATCATAAATTTTTATTTTATTGTTTCTAGTATCAACCAAAAAGGATTCATCAGGATTATCAGGTGGTCCAATTGAGGAGCTTGGATAAAAGAGCTGATTTGGGTCAGTAGGATCTGTACCTGGTTCTCCAAATGTTAGTTGATGTGTTTCTCCATCAGAACTGTATCTGAATATTTGACCTTTGATAACATCTGAATAAAAAAAGTTGTTAGTTCCTGCATTATGCTTTACTCCCCACGGTGTGTGAAAATTTTCTGGAGGTTGTTCTACAATGTCTACAAAGGCAAAAGGATCTGTATTATTAAAAATTGCAACCCTATGATTGCGTGAATCTGCAATAGCAAGCTGAGTACCATTTACATTATTATCCATATGAATAGGTCGATATAATTGACCATCTCCAGTTCCTGCTTCACCTATAGAGTCTTCAAAGTCACCTGTAATATCATCAATAACTCGTATTCTGTGATTTAGTGTATCACTTACAAAAAGTTTGTCAGTAGCTGCATCTCTTACAATTCCCGTTGGAAATTGTAATCTATCATCATCATCAGCTATTGGCTTTCCTGGAACTCCACTTGTACCATCTCCATTAGAACCCCAACTTGCATCAAGTATAAAGGGATCAAATGTTCCAGGATTATAAGTCCACTTTGAAACTCTGTGATTGTATTGCTCTACAACATATACAGCATCATCGTTAATCTTAGAAACTATCCCACTCGGTCTGTACATTTTACCAACTTCAAGAATTCCACCCATATGAAAAAAATCACATATTTAATTAAAGGTATTATTATACAGTTACACTACAGGTAATACTTCTATAGTAAAAGGTTTTTCATTGTACATTTCTGTTCCATGTAGTTTGTTTACTCCGTGTTTCTTTTTGTTTTTATAAAATTCGGGATGTAACTTTCTTGCACATCCATGACACAACTGCCATTTCTCCCAATTCACACGCCTTTGTGGGGAACGTGATCTCTGATAACATCCAGTTCCATTAGGGTATTTTGGTGTACGTGCTCTATATCCCATGCAGCTCGCCAACAATACAAATGTTTAATTTTTCTATATAAAGTGTACTATATTAAAGTTTTTCACAATATTTCTAAAAGGATGTTTAAAGTATAATCTGATTGACCCTTAGGTTCAGATGACCCTAAGGGGTATGCAATTAGAATTTACGCACAATCATTTTCATTAAGTATAATAAGTACAAGTTCTATATCAAAACAATCTAACCTAGTCTTTTTATGGTTCGTCCCATTTGAAGGTGAAGGATAGTATATCACTTCCAAGTAAATATTGATGTTGAGTCGATTTACTTAGGTTGTGATTTTATCTTCTTCTATTGATTCTGTGTCTGCTTGGTTTGATTCGGGATATCTCAAATCTTTTTGGATCAAATTTGCTTTTGGCAATCATACAGTATATGATACTCATTGTAGAGTCCTTTGGGTGGTTGAACTCTTTTTTGGCCTTTTGTCTGCCATCCTCTAATACATTTTCTTGATCTTCTGCTAGATCTTTTCTGGTAATATTACAAAAGTCATCAAGTAAAAATCCACACTCCCAATCATTTTTCATTGGAATTATTAGTTGTGATACTGATTTATCATTAATTGGTACTTTGGTGCCAACCATATCAATAAAGTTCTGAATAATCTCAGTTTTATCAACTGTGTAATGTGTTAATTTCTTCCCGACCTTTGGTGAATCAACTTCTGTCTTTTCTTTTTGCATGTGAGTTTCCTCAGTAAGATTACCTGAGCTCCAACAACCTCTAATCTTTCCACTTCCCAGTCCTGTTATTTTTTCACCAACTGATGTAAATCCACCCTTCTGCATTAGAGTAACTTTGTCTTTACCATAACCCATATCTGCAACACAATAATCACAGCCATACTCATTGAATATTTCCACAAAGTGGGCAGCTTGATCAAATTCATGCTCTTCTTCTCTTGCGTCAACATATACTATTTCAAACCTGTTTTGCTTTATCCAATAAATAATTACACATCCTACAGTTTGAGAAGCAGCTGGGCCACTTCCCCAATCAATTCCTAAAAATATCTGCACATTTCCACGATTAGCTTTCTTAAGTTGTATGGTCTGTTTTCCTGTCAACATACATTTAGTATAGTCATAACACGCTTCCACCATCTCAGGAGTTATTGGTCTTCTCATGGCCTTGTAAAATAATCCCTTAACATGTGATTGTACGATACTTTTAGGATTGTGCTTTTCTTGGAACTCTATTGATACGTCAGGTCTGGTCTTGTAAAGATGTGTAGCATCATAGATAGTTAATGGAATTCTAGCAAAGATTGACTGTGACATATGATATCCACTGAACCCCGTATTTTCAGGAGCTTGTGCGACCCACTTTCCTGATACTATTTTTTCTGGATGTTTGTTTGTAAAGTTACCATCTTCATCAAATGTTAGCTTTTTACGCCAGTCTGGATCATCAAACACCCATTCCTTCTGATCTGATTTCTTCCACATCTTATACCATTCACTACCAGCTTCTCCACCAATTCCTAAATAGTATGATTGGCCTTTGGTGTGAGTCATTGTGTATAGTGCAGTAGTTCTAAATTGCAATTCCTGATATTGGCATTCGTCAAATACCATGACACCATTAGTCATTCCCTGGACGTTGTTGTATTCATTTTCCACAGTTCTGACATAGATGACTGATTTATTTTGTAGGTTTATCTCGCCCACTGCTGCCCTGCCCTGTGGAAGATATTCAGCTAGTTTTGGATTTTTTAACATTGTATCTTTTCTAAATCTTTGTTTGGACCAAGCTGATGCCCTGTCTTCCCTATCTACTACATAGGTAACTTCAGAGTTGTCATGACTTGTTGCATAGCAACCAATCACATCAGTTCCAAACGTTGATTTGAAAGTTTGACGAGAATTGACTGCTATGATGTTTGGTGACTTGTCTTTATACACATCAAGCCAGAATGGTTCCCACTGGAATGTTCTTTTAATCTTCCCAACAAACGGCCTATTTTGTTCTATCCAGGTGAGTATATCTGGTGATAGATTATCCAACTGTTTACTAGTTTGGCCTAATAATTCTC